TCCGATTTGATTGTGAACGTAGAATCAACTGCGATTGGTTCGATAAAACAAAAAAGAATTTTAAATAATAGATTTACTTATTCTTCAGATAAAACACTAAGACCCAAAGCTAAAGTATCTCCAAATATAGTATTAAAAAATTCCAATACTATAGACACTCTGACAATTTTAAATGGTGGAAGTGGATATATTGATACTCCAACATTAACCATTGTTGATTCTACTACAAGAAATATTGTCAATTCTGGTTTATTAAAACCAATTTTGACTGGATCTTCGATCTCATCTGTAGATATTGAAGTTTCTCCAAAGGGACTGTCTGATGATGGAGTAGAAATCTTTACTACTAACAATACAAATGGAGTTGCTGTTGTTAACGTAGAATCTTCAAATACTGGTATATTCACATGCTCCATACCAACACCAAGCACTGGATCATTTTCAGTTCTACCATTTGTAGAAAATGATCTTGTGTATGTTGAAGGAATTCAAAAACTTAGTAATAGTATTGGTGATGGATTTAACTCTGAAGATTATGGATTTAAATTGTTTAGGGTAAGCAACGTTGATACTTCTGGTCTTAATGTTAAGGTAACCTTAAATATATCCGGATTAACTACAAACACTGGTATTGCAAAAACAGTTCAGGATTTTAGTGGAGTTTTAATTAACGAAAATGATTATCCATCCTTTAAACTGACTCAGAAACAATCCACATTCTTAGTTGGAGAAACTTTATCTTCAAATAATCAGAACATAGATTTAACAGTTGTAGAGAATGAAGAAAATAGATTAAAAGTTTCTGGATTGTATGAATTATCTCTTGGAGAAATTATTACTGGAACTGAATCTGGTAGTATTGCTACAATAGAAAAATTAACCAACAACGAAGCAATCTTCAATGTAAATTATTCTAATTTACAAGATATTGGATGGGATAATGAAACTGGAAAATTAAGTGAAGATTATCAAGTTACTGCAAATAATGATTATTATCAGAATTTGTCATATTCTGTAAAAAGTTCAGTAACTTACAAAGATCAACAATCTCCCGTAGAAAACTTAGTTCATACTAGTGGATTAAAGAACTTTGCAGATACTCAAATATCTAAATCTGTTAATGCAGGATTAGCAAAGTCTAGTGATGGATTTACTATTGTTTATGATGTTATCGATCAAAAAAGAGTAGATACTATTAATAATTTTGACAATGTTATTGATAGTGAAGTTGTTGATGAAAAATCAAAATTCTTGAGATTTCAAAACAAGAGATTGACCAATTATACTGATTTGAAAAATCTCAATGTATTGGACATTGATAATATAAGTAATCAATTCTCAAATTTTGAGGATGAAAATACTGAATTTTTATCAATACAAGAAGTTGATGATATATCATACCATAATTATTTGTTTAGAGTTGTTAGTACAGATGGTAGTGAGGTCCAATTAACTGACTTAACTATCTTAAGTGATGGAAAAGAAACTGTTATTGTTGAAAATGAATCTTTACAAAATTCAAATTCTGCGTATGGAACATTTGATTTAGTAGAGAATGAATTTGATGAAACTTTCTTGAGATTTAATCCGGTTGACGCATTTAATACAGATTATGATATTAAATTAATCAAACAAGTTTTCAATTCAAATATTACTGGAGTAGGAACAACTGCTGTCGGATTTGTGGATTTGACTGGATCCGTAACCACTTCTGCTGGCATAGGAACAACTGCAATTATTTCACTAGATTCTAGTAATTTCGAATCTCTTTATGTTAATACACAGATAAAAAATACTAGTAATGATGATATGAATTATGTGAGATTGTATATCGCCCATGATGGGACAAATACATATATGTCCGAATATTATATTGATAATAATTTAAGTTCTTCAACAGGAGATCAAATAGGTTTCTTCACTTGCACTGATTTAGGTGGCGGAGTTTTATCATTAGTGCATGAAAATACTTCTTCAGATTCACTTAATATAAGAACTAATGTTGTTGGATTTGGAACAACAACATCTGGAATAGGCACATTTAGATTTAAGTCTTCCGATCAACTGGATGGACAGGAAAGAAGTGCAATTTATGAATCCAACTTCCAATCTATGGTTGGTATAGCATCGACGACCATTCATACTTTAGACAAGACATTATTTAATGCATCAAAATCTGTAGTACAAGTTAGTATAGGTTCCAGTAAAGCACTTCATCAAGTCATGATGATATTTGATGGAACTGATATCTATACACAACAATTACCTTTCCTTTCGGTGGATACCACTGTTAATACCCTTGATACTTTATCTGGTATTGGAACATTTGGAGGAGAAGTATCTGGTAGTAATTTAGTATTAAAGTTCTATCCAGATGATCAAACTCAACAAACTGATATTGAAATTTTCAGTAAATCATTATACACCGGAACAGATGTTCTTAATGATTACCTAGATTTGACATATGGATCTTCTACTGAAAGTATTGACGAAAAATTCTATAATTCAATTAATGGTGATAGAATCAATAGAAAAAACTTTAAACTTACTACAAATAATACACCAATATTCTCAAAACAGTTTAATCCAAATTCAGTATCTTTAGCAGCAACTACTGGAATATTCACTATTGAAGATCACTTTTTCTACACTGGTGAAGAGTTAATTTATACTCCAAACTCTACAATTGTTGGTGTTGGAACCAGTGCTATGATGACAAGTGCCACTGACGTTTTACCAAGTTCAGTATATGCTATTAAACTTACTGAAAACACTTTTAAAGTTGCAACATCAACTTCAAATGCTATAAGTGGAATTGGAACAACATTTGCTTCCTTAGGAGAAGGAAATGCTCATAGATTTACTATGAAGAAAAAAAATTCCAAGTGTATTATTACAGTTGATGAATTAGTTCAATATCCAGTTGCATATACTGGAATAGCACATAGTTTATCCGGAAATATTGGAGGTACATTAGGAGTTAGCACTACCTTTGTTTCTTTAAGTGGAATTTCAACAATCAATATAAAAGATATATTATATGTTGATGAGGAGTTCATGGGCATAGTTAATGTTGGACTTGGAACTACAAATATTGGTCCAATTACTAATAGTGGAAGTATTAATCTTGTTGAAGTTGATAGGGGATTTGTTGGATCTTCTGCAACATCTCATTCAGATAATACCGAAGCAAGAATTTACAAAGGAGCATTTAATATTGTAGATGATGAAATTAATTTTGCAGAAGCACCTAGAGGAAATCCTCAAATTGATAAAACTAGCTCCAATTTAGACTTTGAGACATCTTCCTTTAATGGAAGAGTATTTTTA